CTCGATATGATCGATATTAGTGCCATGTCGGGTGGTTGGAAGCCACCCCCCTGCCAGCGTAAGCTGCAGTTGTCTGTTTTCATTTCTGGTATTCTATTGTTTACGAGTTTAAATTCTGTGAGATACATACAATCTACCTAATGTTTAATTTTCCAAGTTAGAAGCCTAGGACGTCCTTAACTTCAGCGACGGTGACATGAAAGTTACCGTACGTGCCAGCATCGTCAGGCATACCGAAATCCAAGACACTCTCTTGATTCGGATCCACCTTTACGAAATACGCCGTGATGTTTTGCTGAGCGCTCCCTGACACAATATTAGCAAAATGGACATTACGGGTTGAATTCATAAATACGAAATCCCCGTTGGTGTTGTTGATGCCAACATTGGTGTAATTGGTGAACTGAGAAAGGTTCGACAATGGGAACTCGAGCGTGATGAGGAAATTCTTCCCGACACCCTTCGGTATGGTAAGCGCCGAACTAACACCTGTGATCTGGAATGTACCAGTAGGTGTAGTGGCCCAACCTTCATCGAAAAGGTCTGCGAAAGTGGCTGGAGCCTTGTAGGTCGCCATCGCCCAATTCGCTTTATTCACATCACTTGAGATAATCGGTTTCTTCAACTCTACCTCATACGTCACCCACACGTCACCAAGAATGCCAGTTCCCTGTTGTCCCTGTGTCGCGATGAAGGTCTTGCCTAAATCGTAACTCATGAGAGGTTCACCGGCAGGTGGTGGTACTGAGCGCGTGTAATGGATATTGAAAGGATTTTCCTTCGGATCACACTCTATTGGATGAATGAACGTTTCACTTGGCACACACTCGCTCGTGCAGTATTCGTTCATCATTTCGGACTTGTCAGCTGGTTGTGAATCTGACGCGCGGTAAGTCGTCTGCATCATCACAGAGCCCAATGCAGGATTAGTGCCAGAAATGGCAGTACCTGATGTGGGAATGTAATGGAAGACAACACCCTTAAATGCATACTCTTGGTAATGTGTGGCAATCCCGGATAGCCAAGGAAACGTCGAGCCAATTGCTGGGTTGAGTGGCAGAGCATATTGCACCTCAAAATCTTGAGATGCATGCACTGAACCAACAAACTCCTTGTGGCGGACGAATACTGATTGACTAGTCTTATGCATGAGTGGAATAGAATTTGACGAGTTAGTGACAATTGAATTTTGATGCACTGTATAATCGCCGAACCCCATCCATTTGGACGCCAGAGCACCGAGTTGGTGTCCAGCTGCGCCTCCAAGCGCTGTTTGTCCAAACATGCTGCCGAGCGCTCCCCCACCCGCTGAGCCTAGAGCACGGATAACGTGACCGATCGCAGTAACCTGCTGCTTCTTCTTCATTTTCTGTTGTTTTGGTTTTGATGATTTTGGTTTCAACACGACTTTAATTTGACGCTGTCGTGGCATTATTCTATACTACTTTCTATACTACTTATATGACCGGAACTACTCCAACAACCATGTTGTAGGGGCAATAGGCACCACCTCCCGGCTAGTGGCTTCGAACGACTCTACTTGTTCACCAAACTCCTTGGACATCGTCCAGTTGTCATAGTGACTTTCGAGTGCAATTTGTTCGTCCGGCAAAATACCGAACGCAACAAAGAAGCTGGCTCGCACTTCAGCGGTTATGGGCAACGCCTCATAGTTAAACAAATCCTCATGGTACATCCGACCACTATCTTGGGCTATTTGTTCAACGAGACTACGCTTTACCGTGCAGCCATTGCGTCTCAGAGCACGAGCAAACGACTCAATCACAGGCACACCAGCACCAAGTGCTCCCTCTGCTACGCCAATTGCCATAACCCACTTCCTCAGGGCTCGCATATTAGCGACAGATTTCAAGCACATCGATCCCTTGGTGATCAACGTCCGAGGGTTTCTGACCATGCGGTAACCGTCCGCACACTGGACCGGCTTACTCTGGCAGAACTCAACTTGTTCGAACATATCAACGGTGTCCTCGAGCACCATCCGGAATCCTTTCCGGGCATAGAACTCTTTGAATCCATTTCTCCATTGCTCTTCGCGGTGTCCCATAATGAAATATTGGCAGTCGTCACCATTGTTGACTAGGGTAACCGGCACACCGCACGTCTGACTCCAGCACCATGTCATGGCAGTCATAATAATGCAGTTACCGAGTGAAGTATTAAGATCTCCGGAAGCTCTCGTGCCTTCCATCTGAAACTTCAACACCCCGTCCTCAAAGTAAGCTTTGCCTCTATTATCAAGTTGCAGGCCCAATGTCCAACATAGATCATCAACTTTATCATTGTACACTGGTTTATAGGACAACTCGTTAACATCGCGTAGGACTCGTCTATACCGTGTTATCGCCTCTTTCAGCGACGCACAATACGGGCGGATGTACATCAAATGTTCATAAAACAATGCAGCCTTACTCACGTGCATGTCAAACTTCGACGCATCACCACCTATACCAACACAGTTTTCGACACCATCCCACAATCCCTTCATGATAGACGCACATTTCCTCACGTCAAAACCCTTGAGCACCACTACATCCTGGCCCATCACACGAGCGAGGGCCTGGAAGTATCGATGTTCGTTCTGCTTCAACCATTGTCCCAGGAACAGGTTGTAGACAGGGGACCGAGGGTTAATCACTCGGGGCGCTTTGTCGAGCGCACACTTCTCGAACTTCACAAAACTACGTAGTTGTGCATCCATCTTGGCGATACCGTCTGACCAGTACGCTTTTGCTGCGCGTTCGTACACCTTCTTCTTGTACCCTTTATATTGACTGGCAACCTCATCCACGTCAAGAATCGGGGACAACTCCAAGTTGTAACAAACACGCTCGAGGAACTCAACCATGTGTGGATTCTCACACCACTCACCATCGGTCGTACCCAGCGCCTTTTCAAACTTCTCGCCCACCTTACACCTGTAGTAACGTTCTGCGAAAGCTCTATTCCCATTTTCAAGGTTGTCGTTAAACACCCCTAAATTCGACGGCGGGGCCAACCCCTGCAGCAGGACCCACCGTCTAGACTTACTCATTCTCCCAGTGGAGGTCTTTGTCAGGCCCAAAGGGTGAACATTAGTCTCACTGTCCACCCCCACTACTCTCACTGGGCACCACTAATCCGACTTGCTCTCAGCAAGCTCGAGACCCAGCGCCTTTAGCACCCATCGCGGTATTCTGCGACGAGCACGTCCGGCCCGGTCCTCACTTTGTCGGCAGTGGAAATATGAGGTGCAAATCGCTGGTAGATTGACCCGAATGCAATCTTTGCGAAACTTGGCCTCCTGCATGATCTTAAGTGCCATCTTCTTAACCACCAACTCATTGGCCTTGGTCAAGTCAAGATAGCCCACCTTACTGATCAACACAGTGCGCACGTTTCTAACGACACGCAGAGAAACTACGACTTCACGTTGGACACTTTGTTCCACGTGCTCTTCATAGTCGATTGCCTCCTTGTCGGCGTCGTCACACCAGCCCTGGTTCTCGTAGAAGTTCACATTGTTCAACAATGCTCTCTCACAGTGCACTTCATCGAGTAACCTTGCGACATTGCTGCCACCAAACGGTGACAACACCTGGAGCACTGTTCTCAACCAGTACTCCTTCAACCGAGACCACCATGACTGGGTGAACTCAGCAACTAACGAATGAGATGACATCACTAGATCGTCAACCTCTTCCGCCTCCTGCTTGCCATGTGCTACACAGGTAGGTCTTCCAAACGATGTATCGATAGGATTCCAGCGGCTGAAGGCAATCGGGCATGTCCCAACCGGACCGTATCCACCCGTCGCCAACATAATCGAAATACAACAAGAGTTCATCGCTTCGCTATAGAGCTTGGATCACAGCTTTAGTGATACCGTAACT